TGGTAATTCATCTGCCTTTAAATGAACTTTACAACCTTGACCTACTAGCATTGTTGGAGTCCATTTAAAACCAAGACTTAAAATATAGTCGTGGTAAACCTTTTTATAATTTCCATTTCTTGGAGTGGCTGATTTATTTCTTAATCTTCTAGCCACCCTTGTATCTTTGGAAATCGCATACTCGGCATTTAGTTTATAAAGATCGTCATATACTTTTTTATAATCAAGACCTGATGCGATTGCGATTGCTCTTACAACACAATCACCAGCATCTCCTTTAAAGTATTGGGCACGACCCCCATCATTATATTGATATTTCATTTTTTCTCCTTTTCTTATTGTTTATATTACTATTATTACTTAGGTTTTAATAATTAAAACATTTATTTTGCTAAAATCTTGTAAGTAATTGATTTTATTAGGTTCTTTTTTTTTATAAAGTAAGATTTTTTTTTGCGAATTTTCTTTAAAGGGTTCGGATTATCTTAAATCGTCATCTGGAGTAACATATAAAAGAACACACCTACAATTTATGACATTCTTTGCTCCACCTCTTGGATCTCCGGGATATGCCATAGGTAAGCCACCAACAGTAAAATCTTCGTCAAGTGCTACTCTTGTTCCATTAACAGCTAAATGTATATCCCTACTTCTATCATCTTGAGTTGTCATCCATTGTTTTTGCATATTTGGTATAGCCATAGATTCTACAATTTTTTGATTTGCATAGCTGGCGGCATTATGGGTTTCAGTTCTTGCAATTGTTGCGCTTCTATATTTTGTAAATGATGATTTATCTAATCTTCTTATCTCTTTTGCTATTAATGGTATGCCTAAATTCTCATCTAAATTTAAAGCTATAATCTTTTCAATATATCTCCTAGTCGTTTCTACTATTCCAACAATTTTAGCACCACCATTTTCTTTAAGATAATCTCTGTATATACTTTCAAATCTTTCTTCATCTTTCCTGAGCATTTCTAACATTCTTGTTCCAAATGCTCTGATTACAGTTTGATAGTGTTGTGCAAATAATTGGAATAATTTATTTTGTTCATCTCTTAATAAATTTTCATAAGTAAATCCATTTTCATAATTATTTGCATATTCATCATAGAAATTTTTAAAATATAGATTTAATTGTCTACGAAATTTTCGTTCATAATTTCTTCGCAGTCTTGATTGCTCTTGAAATTCTTTTCTGGCACTAAGTCTTCGTTTTAATGTTAGAGTTAATTCTTTTATTTGATTTTGTGTCTTTTCCATTTTAGATACTCAGCACCTTCTTCTAAATTAGAAAAGCATATCATTAAATCAGTTTTATTGGTAGCTTGTGGATTAATAATTGTACAGATTGCATGTCCATATCTTTGCTCCTCAAATCCAAATCTTAATGCATGTTCATCATAAAACTTATATCCCCTTGCCCTTGCTAACCAACAACAAATATCATTTTCAGGCAATTCAATTTGTTGTAATGCCCAATTATGTTTATGACCAGCAATATAAAGATGAGCTGATGATAAAAACTTTGCCGCTTTCATTTGTCCGTGTAGATTATTCCACATTGAGTGTCCGGGAAAATCGTGTGATGCAATTATTTTTACTTTTTTACCATTAGGAAATTCTAATTGTAAACGTGATTGCCATTTCTCGTAGATTTGATGTGGTCTTTTCATCCATTGCACAGGGTCAGAGTTTCCACTCCACATATCGTGATTACCAGCAATTAGGATCAATGGATTCATTTCTCTGATTAACCATTCTACTAATCGCCAAGAATCAGCTTTGGTTACAGTATGATTCTCATATAATCGTGCTAATCTTCCAACCCAGTTATTTGTTTGATCACCTAAAGAAGCCCCATATAGCCCTTTTGTATTTTTAATTATATTTAAATCTCTTCTTAATGTAACCCAATCACAATATGGGTCATCAATATGTGGATCACCTAACCAAGCAATACCTATGGGTTTATCTGTGTTGACTTGTACTGGTCGCCATCTTTTTTCATCTTCGTGTAATTTAGTTCGTTTAAAATTTTCAGTAAGTCTATTAATCAATTCATCAATAGGTTCATTTGGGTCATTTTTCAAACTAGGAACTACTATCTCTTTTAATTCTTGCTTTATTAATTGATATGGTTTTTGTACTTCTGTTTTTTCGTCTGATGGTTTTATGTCATTGTCTTTTCTATATTTCCACAAACGACTACATAGTGTAGGTCTTTTAATATCAAGTTCTTCACACGTTTTTTGATAATTTTTATTATTTTTTAAAAAAGTATTATAGGTATCAACATATTGTTGATAATTAGTAGGTCTTACCATTTTTTCCCCTTATTTAATCGTCTTTGCCTTTTGGTTTATATAATGGATGATCTTTTGGTAGTAAATCTCTATCAAATTGCCCACTTCTAAATCTTCCAGTTCTTACAGCATATAGAAAAGCATTGACTCTGGCAATACCCCATTGGTCTGGACCAGTTACGTTTCTTCTTACTGATTCAGGATTTGTTCTATATGCACCAACTCCTCTTCTAAAAACATTACTTAACATTCCTAAGGTAACTCTTTTGCCTTTTTTACTTCCGTGCTTATCATTGTGTTCTTTAATTTTACCCTCTAAGGTTTTTTTTATTTTACCAGATACAGGTGCTTTTTCTTCACAGTCTTGACAACAAGCCTTTTCTATTTCTAATTTTATTTGATCTCTTTTTTTGGCTGACCACGTTTGCCCAGCATCTCCGCCCCATAATGCCCAAGCAATTCTACCAGCACTTGGATATCCTTTTTCACCAGCATTAAAGCCTTCTGCTTGTTTATCTACTTCGTGCCTAGCAAAAAAACTATACATTCTCAATACAGTTCGTGGTGATAGTTTTTCTTTTCTTACTAATTGATTGGCTCTAGCCACCCCAACAGCAGTGCCTCCTCTTTTAAATTCTTTTCTCCATTCTAAACCTTTTCGTGCCTCCTCCACCATACCTTGAGTTGGAGTTGTATCAATATCTTCTAATGCCTTATCTTGTCCTGTAACTCTAAGATATTGTGAATGAGATGCACAAGGCATATAGATATTACCATCAGGTGTTCTTAATGTATGAGTACCATCACATCCCAATTCCTCTGCTCTTTCTGATGCCTCTGCTACTGTTTCATATAAATCTTCACCCTCACCCATTCTTGGGTCTTGTTGAACCAAATATTCAGGGTCTGCAGTATGATATTTTAATTCTTCACCAGTAATTCTTTCATAATCACTATGTGATGCACAAGGCATATAGACTGTACCATCATCACCTTCGTGAGAATGAATACCACTACATCCTATTTCTTTGGCTCTTTCTTCTGCTTCTTCCTCTGTTGTAAAAACATCTTTTCTAATTTCACTTTTTATACCATAGGCATCATAACCTTCTTTACTAGGGTTAGGTTCTGCTTCATCTAAATTAGATGTTTCTGGCTCTCCAAGGGGAAATAAATTAGCACTAATATACACTTCATCACCACCAGTAATTGGCTCAAGACCTAATCTATCTCTTGCTTCATTTCTTGATATAATTCCTTCTCTTACAGCAACAGTTACATTCTCATAAATTCTTTTTCTTCTTTCTGCCATAGCTGGAATAGAATCTATATCATATTGTATTCTTAATCTTTCACCAAAGTATGGAGCTAGATATTCATTTAGATCAGATTCAACTCTTCGTATTAATGGGATAATTGTTTCTTCATAAAGTGCTAATCTTGCTTCTTGTACATTTGAATAGGTTTGTGCATCAGGTATGCCCACTAATTGACTAGGAACACCAAAGCACATAGCAATATCTCTAGCACTCATATTCTTTAATTGTAAAAAATCCATATCTTTTGGAGATAGACCCATTTCTTTCCAATCAAAATCACCTTCTAACAACATTGCTCTTCCACTGTTATTTGTACCTTGAAATCTTAACTCAAGGTCAGAAATTAATTGTTGTCGTTGTGATTCAGTTAATTGAACATTCATACCAGCTTCATCTCTTGGTCTAAATACAATAGCACCGCTAGGTCTAGCACCATTCATCAGAAGATTTATATTATGTTTTGAGGCATAGTTATGTTGGTCAATATCAACACTTGCGGCTCTGATAGGAGACAGTCCATAATAATCATCAGTAGGATTCCATAATTTGAAGTGTTTGATTTCACTTGCACCAGTTTCTGAATCTACTGGATATGATGCAATAACTTGTCCACTTAATTCATATTGATAGCTTTTTGGAATTGTAGTATTACTTGGTTCTATTTTAATTCTGTCTGGTCGTAATAAGTGCAACTCTTTTGGTGGTTGGTTTTCTGTGCCTGTTCTAAGCACATAACTGTTTCCACTTAATAATAAATAGGCATAAAGAGATTGAAAAAATTCATTTCCTGCTTGCAGGGGGTTAGGTCTTTCAAGCAAATTTATTAAAGGATGTGCTTCTAATTCTATATCATCATCAAAAACTTTTAATTCTACACTTGATGCACCATTAGAGATTTCATTAACACATTTGTAAACAATTGCATTTTCTTGGTATCCCTCTTCTGCATATTGTATAAATGAATCTCTTTTAGGTGTTGAATATCCTACGTTATTATAAACTGTTATTGGTGCTTGTTTTGTCTTAATGTTTTTAATAAATAATTTTTTAATGTCATCAATAATACTCATTTAACTTATTCTCCATAATGGCTTCCTAGAGGAAGCACTTAATTCTGTTAAAGCCCACACTAAGGCATCTAATCTGTCTGGAGATTTTTTAGTTTCTCCAGTAAAAGTACACATCTGGTCCTCTAAGCTAGGAAATATGCCACAATGAAAAACTTTTTCTTGTTCGTACAAAGCTGATACTGGCTCGGCTCTTAACATCTTTCCTCTTGTTGCAGTTACTGATTTATATGGTACATTACTATCTATTGTTCTAATAATTTTTTCCACTAAATCACCACCATTGTTTGTTTCTGCTACAATAATATTAGCATTATAGCGATAAAATTCCTCTATGGCTACCCTACACCAATTATCTGGACTAAACTTACCACTTTTATCGTCTAAAATAAAGTACTTATCGTTTTCTCCTATACCAGCAACAATGATTCCTGTTTCATCAGAATTTTTATTTGATGTTACAGCTGGGTCTATGGCAACTACAATTCTTCTCATTTCTGGCACTTGTTCTTTCTTTATCCTACATTTCTCTAGCTGAAAATGTTTCCACAATGCCCCTTCAACATCATCTAATATTTCTGCATATAATTCTTGCCTACCTAATCTTGTTCCTTCATATCTTTCTTTGAATTGTTCTAATGCACTTTCTGCTAAATTATTTTCATTTTCAAATGTGTTTCCTTGAGTAATATAAACATCTTCATTTTTTCTATTAAATAATTTTTTGATTAGTTCTGTTGGTCTTGGTGTAGTTGTAATCACTGCTTGTGGTTTTTTACCTAATCTTAAACCAAACATTAATTGATCAAAAGCCTCTGGATACCTCCACGCGGCTAATTCATCACACCAAGCCCTATGATATTGACTACCTCTTAATCTATCTGGCTCACTTGCAGAAAAGCCAATAATTTTTGAGCCATTCCATAAATTAATTTGTGCAGTAGTTTTATTATATGCTTTTGTACCAGCTTTATCTTTTAGGCACTCATCTGGTATAATTTGCCTAATTCCACTTACACCTTCAAAACAAACTCTTCGTAAATCCCCTGATGTA